GTTTCAGCGACGATGCTTATGGCAACAAGAAGTTGCGCGAGATGATGTCGAAAGAACGTTTTGTCTCTAATCGTGCAGTTGACATGGTGATGAGTCATACGTGGTTCCATCTGAAACATCTGATTGGCTCTTCTTTGTCGCCTGTTCAGTATCGTCGTGCGTTCAACATGATGTGCGTTGTTGCGAACGAATATGGTCGCTGTTATGGATATGGCTATTATCCTGAATCCATCAAACAGGATGAAGATCATGGTGGCTGGTCATACAGTTGGGACGCTTCTGGCTTTAGTTTGAACGGCACTCCGTTTCTCGAAACTCTGCTTGCTTCTCGCGGAATCATTACTGCGTTCCAAAACAAACATCAGTTGGATGTTTGCAACGTTGTATATTTGACTGACGGTGATGGTGGCAACAATCTGTCGTATCCTCCGATGAGCAGCGACTCTGGTTTCTATGACGATCGTCGCAAGTCTGTTGTGTATCTGATTGACAAAAAGACCAAGAAGAAAGTGAAGTTGCCAAATTTCCATACGATGCAACCTGCAATCACTCAGTTGGTTGCTGACATTACTGGCTGCAAACATATCGGTTTCTATGTTGGTAACAAGAAATCCATTCAGCGTGATGTGAAGTATCTTGTTAGTGACAAATCTGCTATTGAGCAAGATGTTGCCAAGAAAACTTTCCGCGAGCACAATTACTTTGTTGTTGATCGTCTTGGTTATGACAAGTATTTCTATGTTGGTCTCCCGAGCACCAACATTGTTGACGACAAACTTGCCATCACCAGCGATATGAACAAGAACAAGATGGCTCGCGAGTTCTCCAAGAACGTCGGCAGCAAGAAGAGCAATCGCCTCCTCCTCACGAAACTCGCCGAAGAATTGGCGGTTGCGTAAGTTGTTGATTCTATTAGAGTTTTTACTGTTGTTTTCTGTATGTTTTTAGTAGATAATTCTCTTATAGTGAATGATAATGGAGTTTGATGTGAGAAAATCGAATTATGATGAGAGCGCGAAGATTGCAGTCCTTGAGAAGTTGCATGCGCACTTCGACAAGGATGTTGTTTCGGTCAAGGAACTGAATGACTATTGCTTGAACAAGAAGAATGGGATTCCTAATTTTCCATACTTCATCCTGCGCGAGCGCAAGGTTGGTCGCGGTCAGTACAACATCGTCCCGAAGAATGTTGGTTGTATCACTCCTGCTTCAAAGCGGACTGCTGAAGTCCCAGTTGCTGCGGCTGCGATGGTTGCGCAAGTTGTGAACATTGCGACCAAACGTGCGACAAACGTCACCGAGTCGTTTGTGCCTGATCGCAACGAAACGTATGTTCCGTTCGGATTCTACAACGACATGCGCGACATCATCAAGTCTCGCATCTTCTACCCTATCTACATCACTGGATTGTCTGGTAACGGCAAGACGATGATGATTGAGCAGGTTTGTGCATTCTTGAAGCGTGAGTTGATTCGCGTCAATATCACGAAACGCACGGATGAGTCTGATCTCATTGGTTCATATGAATTGGTTGATGGCAACACCATCCGTCGCGAAGGTCCAGTGATCACTGCGATGCGTCGTGGCGCTGTGCTTTTGCTCGATGAGTGTGATCTCGGCACTGAAGACATTTTGTGCTTGCAGCCGATTCTTGAAGGCAAGCCATACTTTGACAAGAAGACTGGTGAAGTCGTGCATCCTGCTGCTGGCTTCAACGTGATTGCCACTGCGAACACGAAGGGCAAGGGCAGCGACGATGGTCGGTTCATCGGTACAAACTTGCTCAACGAAGCATTCCTCGAGCGTTTCGCCATCACGGTCGAGCAGGAATATCCTCCTGCTGCCACTGAGCGCAAGATTCTTGAGAAGAATTTCGCTGTTCTGAATATCACTGACACGACGTTCATTGATCGTCTGATCACGTGGGCTGAAGTCATTCGCAAGTCTTTTGCTGATGGTGCGGTTGATGAAGTCATCTCGACTCGTCGTCTTGTACATATCAGCAAAGCATTCTCTATCTTCAACAATCGATTGAAAGCAATTGAGATGTGCTTGAATCGTTTCGATGCCGACACCAAGACTGCGTTCTTGGATCTCTACACAAAGGTTGATGCGGAGGCAACTCCTGCTCCTGCAGCACCCAGTGTTGATGAGTTGGTTTTTGTCAAGAATTCTGATACTGGATACACCACTTTCCGTTATAAAGACGAGACAGTCTCGTTCAGCGAACAAGAATTGGTTGAGATGCTTGATCAAGGTCTGACTGCTGAGCAGATCAAGGCTCGAGTTCTTGACACTCTTGTCAAGATTGTTGCTGCGAAGGGAATGAAGTAATGGAACTGCAAGAAAAGGTGAATGTGTTCTTGGATAGACTTCGTGAGTCTGGTGCAATCAATATGTTTGGTGCCGCACCGTATGTCTCTGATGCTTTTGGTGTCAGCAAGTATGAGGCTCGCGATCTTGTCAAGAATTGGATGAAGACTTTTGCTGAGAGGCATCCGCAATAATTTACTTTTGGGATTTGTTATTATATAATAACAAGTATGTCGCAAGGAAAGCCCCAATCTTGCGATATTATTGAAGGGGTGTTTTTGTGAAGGTATATTTTATGTCTAATGCTCTTGATTCTTTTGTCTCTTATCTTGCTGACGGCAACACCGTGACCTCGCGTCAGGTTCGTTCGCTGTTCAAGGTCGACAATGCTGCCGACCTCGCCTATCGTGCGCGCAATGAGGGTATCTCGGTTTATACAAACCGTGTTACCAACTCGCGTGGTGAGAAGGTGTTTGCGTATCGCCTCGGCAATCCGTCGAGCCAGTTCGAGAAGTATCTCGACCAGGGTCACATTGCGCGTGCTCGCAAGACTCTCTACCGCGATGCCATCAGCGTCTCGATGACTGCCTAATTCTAAGCAGTAAACAAAACCATTCTGGTTCTCGTGGGGGCAGTTCTTGCCCCCACAGTTTCATTTGGGGTTTGACATTGTACTTTGCTGGATATATAATAATAACACAGCAGGAGAAATACTATGACAAAAGTCATTATTGCAAATTCAAAAATTGACTGTGAGCATTTGCTTGGTCAATTTCTTGATGAGTCTCATTTTGATGTTCTCATCAATGAAGACACGGATTGTTATCTTGGAAGCGAAGATGAAGACAACATCGCATTCAAGTTCCGTAAAAATTATTTCAGTAAACAAGAGCAAGATGATGCTTATGCTGGTCTGAGAGAAGCAGCCACACCAACTCAGAATCGTGGACTTGCCGCTGGACCAAAGGGTGAGAAGTGCGGTGGTCGTGAGTGGGTGACTGAGTTTCAATTGAGTGTTCTTGACTTCTTCAAGAAGCAACCAGAAAACTCCGTTATCAAGATTGATGTCAAAGAAGAAATTGAATCTCTCCGCGCCAAATATGAGAATGTAGAATCATCTCGTGGTCTTGTTTGGTTGAGCGCCAAAGTCAAAGAAGATAAATTTGACTTTGATAAGTGGCTCAAGAATGTCACAAAGATGTCAGTCAAAGAACGCAAAGAAGAAGCGCGTGGTGTTGAAGAAACTTATATTTCTGATACAACCTATGCCAATGTAGTATTGTCTGGTATTGCTGGTTGGTTCGATCGTTATCCTCGTATTCCATATGGTCGTGCAACCGCATATACGCAAAACGCATATGACAAATTCAAATTGTCATTTCCATTTCTACAAACGCTGGATCGTGGTTTTGCTGAGTTACTTCCACAACGTCATGCCGCTCAACGTGAAGCAGCAGATAAGATTGATCCAGCATTCCTCGTTCCACAAACTGTGTTCACTACGATCACAGTGAACAAAACATTCCGAACAGCAGCACATCGTGACGCTGGTGACTTTACAAACGGATTGAGTAATCTTCTTGTTCTATCAAACAATGGTAACTACACTGGTGGTTATCTGATTCTTCCAGAAGTTCGTATTGCTGTGAATGTACGACCTGGTGATCTCCTGCTCGTCAATAATCATGAGTACATTCACGGCAATACACCTATTGAACTGCAAGATGAAACCGCAGAGCGTGTAAGTCTTGTTTGTTATTTGCGTGAGAAGATGCTTGAACTCGGGAGCAAAGAGTATGAAGATCATCGATATAATTATGTTGAGTCACGTCGAAAGAACAAAGAACACCCACTCCAACGACGTCTTTGGAACGGTATTTCCGAGGGAATGTGGTCAGAAAAAGAATGGTACGACTATCTGGAAAGAGTTGGTGGAAGGCAAATGGTTGAAAAGTACCACCCAGAAGCATACAGAAAAGAATCCACTCTAGAAGATATGTTCGCCTGATATGTGTGCAGTCATTGGTGCTTATATAGAGAAACCTTCTTCAAGTGATTTGAATACACTTGCGAATGTTTTTCGTGAATCTAGTATTCGTGGATTACATGCAACTGGTATTTCGTGGGTGAAAGGTGGGAGAATACACTCGTTCATATCAGCCACTCCTGCTGCTAAATTTCTAGAAAACTTTGATTTGAATAAAACGATTGATGAAGATGGTAATTTGTATCTGATTGGTCATTGTCGCTATTCAACTTCTGATCTCAATTACAATCAACCTTTGTGGAATGAGAACCTTGCAATCGTTCACAATGGTGTTGTGAGTCAAGAGATGCCAGAAAATTGGGAACGACTCTATGGATACAAATGTACAACTAAAAACGATAGTGAACTGATTGTCCATACACTTGAAGCCAAAAAGTCTCCGCTTGTTGAATTTGCTGATGCTTCAATGGCAGTTATTGAATTGTATAAAGAAAAGAAATTGAGATTTTATCGCAATGGAAAACGACCAATTTACTTTACTTCTCTTCCAAATGGCGGTATAATTACTTCTACGAAAGACATTGCTGAACGCGCTGGTTTGAACAACTCAATTGAGATTGATATGAACCAGTATGTAACTATGGCACATAAGACGTTCGTAAAAGAATTTGTTCATATTGATAACGCAAAGGACCTACAGCATGTACGATAAATCAACGTTTACATATGGTGCCGAAATTGAATGGGGTGATATTGATCGTCGTATGGAGATTCCTCCGACTCTCGGTAAGTGGGAATATGCTGAAACAGATATTGTAAACATTCATCCACCGTTTGAATTTCGTGCTTGCGATCCGCTCGGTAAAGAGCCATGGATGGGTGGTGAAGTCAACATGATGCCAACTAAGACTTGGCAGGAACAAGTTGATCGTGTAATGAGACTTTATAGCATGTTTATTGAGTATGGCAACAAGCCTTCGGCTTCTTGTGTCAATCATGGTCATATTCATGTCTTTGTTCCAGGATTGAAAGATGATATTGCTGGATTGAAGCGATTGATTGGATACATTCAAGACAATCAAGAAGATACGATTCAAGCCTGTTATCAATTCTATGAAACATCTGAGATGAAGCAGTGCGAAGGCGCGAAGATGTATTTGAAGTTTGATGGCGGTCGCCCAATGCCTGAGTATATGTGCGATAATATTATTGAACTTGCCACTGACTTCAATCACTTTATCAAACTCCATGCTGCTGGTAAAGACGGCGTATCAATGGGGCGTCCATTCCGATTTGCAATCAACACTTATTGCATGAAGCATACTGGTACAATTGAGTTCCGATGCTTCCGTTCTACCACGAAGCGAGAAGAATTAGAATCTCAGTTTCGATTCGTGGAATTGTTCATGCATGCTGCGCTGAACCAGGGTCCCTCAGTTCGTGAGATTCTCGCTAATAATACATTCAAGTTTCCTCCATTTGTATGGAATCTGGATGAGTATCATGGCTGGCAGCAAACCAAGTATCCAAAAGAGCGTGGAGAAAAGAAACGCGAGTTCCATGACGTTGCGTGAGACAAGTCGCGATGAATTTGTCGCGCATATAACTGAGAACAAAGCAGACTCTTTTGCTAAGACTTTTGTGGCAAAAGCAGATATGCAGGATCAGTGGCAGTACTGTATTGGATGTTGGGAAGGCGGAGAGTTGGCTGGCGCGATTATTACCACTCGCTCGAAGAAAACTCCATATGTTTTCAATCTACAATTGCTTCACACTTTCGCCAAACATCGTCGCAAAGGTGTAGCAAGATTACTGACTCAAGACTCTCTTGATAGAGCACAAGGTCTTGGCACCAGTTATTATCGCGTTTCAGCAGAGCCTGATGCAGTTGTGTTCTATGAATCTATGGGATTCAAATTCTTAGGAAAACAAAAGAGTAAGTGTTCGCTCAGTATGTTCAAGATCAATGGTAGAAATTTCTCTGATGGTATCTATGATCTTTCAGATCCTGTGATACATGCAGCAGTATATAAAAAAGGTAAAGGTGGTTGTGTCGAAGTCTTTGCAGCGTCGTGAACAATTCATCCGTTGGTATGCATGGTCAATGCAGTTTGGCGATTGCGATCCAGCAGTGTGGTGCACAAACTATCTTCATCGTCGATACGAACACAATGACGAAGAACGTCTATGGTTTGCATGGCTCTATGGTAACACATACCAATTGCCAACTGCATGGGTTCTGAAAAATGAATTCCCAGACTATGAACTCGCTACTGTAGATCGTATCAGTTGGTGGAATAGTCACAATTACAAACGACTGCGTTATCAGACAGATACAAAGTGGAACAAAGGTCACTTGCCAGCCATGTTCGAGTCTTATCAAAAATTTATTGGCAAGAAAACTCAACGCGAAGTGCTGGAGAAATACTATGGCGACAACGAACAACAATCTTTCAACAACCTTTGGAATAATCTTAAAACTTCTCTTCACAAATTTGGTCGCTATTCCACTTGGTTTTATCTTCAGCATCTTTGTCACACTGCTGGCGTTGAGTGTGTACCTACTAGCCTCATGCTGGACGATTATTCAGGCTCTCGTTCTCATCGTAATGGTTTGCATCTCGCCCTCGGGCAAGATGACAAGTATGATACAAAACTCACTTCATCAGAATGCGCAGACCTTGAAAGCCATGCCAAAGAGATTCTTGAGGAAACCAGATCTCGATTCCCTCAACTGAGCAGTCAGATAGACTTCTTCACGATGGAAACCTGCTTGTGTTCATTCAAGAAAATCTTTCGCGAACATCATGGAAGATATCTTGGTTATTATTTGGATCGTCAGTCTGAAGAAATTGAACAGGCAGAAGGTGATGGTTGGACTGGTATTGAATGGAATGTGTTGTGGCAAGCAAGGAATGAGACTCTTGATCTAAGACTTGCCCCAAGAAATACAATCAACAAAGAAAAGTTTACTTATTTTCTGAGAACAGGTAGAATAGAACGAATGGACTGGATGTTCGATGATGAGCACCCAGTGAAAGAAGGTTTGGAGGCATTATGGTAAGAGTGATTGCGATGGGTGGTGAGCCAGCAACTGGCAAGACCACTTTGATGTTTCGATTGATTTCGATGGCTGATGATTGGGAAGTTATCAAACCGCAGAAGTTACTTGATGCGATGTATTCCAAGAAGTTGAATCTTTATATTCTTGGCAAATATGCAAACGATGGTAATGTATTCCAGGGAACGGATCGTTTGTCAATGGCGGTACAGCCAGACGCTGTTGCCTTCTTTGATTCTCTAGAAACTGGTAATGTGATCTTTGAAGGCGATCGTTTATTCAATGGTAAGATGCTAGATTTTTTGCAAGATAAGTTCCCAAATGATTTCAAGATTCTAATCCTCACAGTGAAGGATAGCACTCTTGATCAACGTCACATTGATCGCAAAGATGATCAAGATGACAAGTTCAAAAATTCTCGTAAGACAAAAATCTCGAATATCATGGGGTCGCTGACTCTCATGGACTATATAGAGACAATGGTCAACGAAAATCTCGATGATCAGTCTAAGATTATTGATCATATTAGAAAATTTTACAACTGGAGTGAATAATTATGCAGTTAGAAGTATCTGTTGAACAGTT